TTATGTATTTATGGAGATACAATATGAAGTTGAGTACAAACACTGTAGAAGTTTTGAAGAATTTTGCATCTATTAATCCTAACATTCTTATTCGCGCTGGTGATTCAGTTTCTACAATGAGCGCGGGTAAGAATATTTTTGCTAAAGCTAAAATTCAAGAAACCTTTGATCGTGAATTTGCAATTTACGATTTGAATAGTTTCTTAGCTACTCTTAGCTTGGCAAATGATACTGACATTAAATTTTACAATGAATTCTTGCATGTTGAAATTGATTCAGGTACAATGCAGTATTATTATTCAGACCCGTCAGTCATTCAGGCTGCACCTGATAAAGAAATTGAAGTTGATAATTATTTTCAGTTTACTCTTACTCAAGATGCACTTAAAACTATTTTCAGCGTTGCCTCTGTAAGTCAAGCTACTATGTTTAGTATGATTGGTAATGGCACTGAAGTTACTATTGTTGTTGGTGATCCTAAAACTCCATTGAGTAATAATTATCAGAAAACAATTTCAGCATCTGATAAAGTGTTTAAGGCGCATTTGCCGATTGATAGTTTGAAAATTATGAATGACACTTATACTGTAACAGTTTCAGAAAAGAAATTCATCTACCTAGAAGGCAACACTGGTAGTTCACGATACTGGTTGGCACTTGATAAAGATTCGGAGTTTAAATAATGGATGAATCTAAACTTATTGTAGAAGTGCGCGAGACTGGCAATGGATGGTTGGTGTCATTTACACGGTGGGACGATACCGTAGAGTTTGTATTTGCTCGCGCAGGTTCTGCAATTAGTATGGTTAAGAAAGTTATGACAGGCCAAGAAAATCCATTCAAAGGAGAAAAATGATGGAAAAAGATAATTCTCTTTTTCGGGATAAGGTATCTGAAATGAGTAAGACATTGAACAGTATTCTTGAGAAGAAAGAAACAGGTAAACCTCAACATATTGAAGTGACTACTAGTAGAAATATCGAATTATCTATTAATGATGAAACCAGTGTTAAAGAGAAGTTGAGTTGATCTTATATTATATTATGGAGTTGTGAATGGAACATTTTTTATGGGTCGAAAAATATAGACCGAAGATCATTAATGAATGTATCTTGCCCGAATCTATCAAAAACATGTTTAAGGAGTTTCTCTCTAAAGGAGAAATTCCTCATTTGTTATTGTGTGGTACAGCAGGTACAGGTAAAACTACAGTAGCACGTGCCCTCTGTGAAGAACTTGGTGCTGACTATATTATTATCAATGGCTCTGATGAAGGTCGTCAAATTGATACTTTGAGAACTAAGATTAAACAGTTTGCTAGTAGTGTTAGTTTTGGACAAGGCACTAAAGTTGTTATTATAGACGAGGCTGATTATCTAAATCGAGAATCAGTGCAACCTGCACTACGGGCTTTTATAGAAAACTTTTCTGATAATTGTCGATTCATTTTTACTTGTAATTATAAGCAGAAGATAATTGCACCTCTGCATAGTAGAACCACCGTTATTGAGTTTAAATCTAATAAAGCAGATAAAGCAGCTCTTGCTTCTGCCTTTATGAAACGGATGCAAGCTATACTTAAAGCAGAAAATGTAGAATACAAAGATAAAGTGTTGGTTGAATTGTTGATGAAGTACTATCCTGATTATAGGCGAGTGCTTAATGAGTTGCAAAGGTATAGTTCTTCTGGTACTATTGATGAAGGTATTCTCAGCAATTTTTCTGAGTTAAATACTAAAGAGTTGATAGATTCTCTCAAGGAAAAAGATTGGAAAAAGATGCGTCAATGGGTTGCTAATAATGTTGAATCAGATCCTCAGGGTATTTTCAGATTCATATATGATAGTTTGATTCCTGAAGTATCTACTATTCCTCAAGTCGTACTATTGATTGCTGACTATCAATACAAAGCCGCATTCGTGGCAGATCAAGAAATTAATCTTACTGCATGTTTAACTGAAATTATGGCAAGTGTAAAATTCAAATGATAATTTTGCATGACGATGACAAATTAAGAGTATTTTATAACCCAGGTGAAGGTAAAAATACTCTTGTTTGTTTTTCTGGTATTGATCTTGATACATTTGGATTTAATGATTATAATCCAGCCGCTGTAGATAATCCAGATTTTGTAAAAATTACAGAAGGACTTGTCGGTGATCGTTTCTGGGTTATTGATAAACTAAGAAGTTGGGGATCCTTGATAGATTGGGATTTTGTACATAATTTAATCAGTCCTTATTTACATGGTAAACGTGTTATTGCTTTGGGTAATTGTATGGGTGGGACTAATGCTATTAAGTTTGCATATCATGCAGATGTTGATATAGTGATAGCATTTTCACCTCAATGGAGTGTTCACCCAGATATTATTACCCAAGATATATTTGATAGAAGGACTATCGGTTTCCGGGCTAGAGTTGTAGCGTCAGGTTGGAGAAGTTTAGAAGGTATGTTCAGACCAATGACAACCCATATTCATTTTTGGGCACCTAGTGTGATTGATGTTCCTCATATGATAGCATATCCTACTCTTCCCAATATCAAAAAGATATTTTTTCCTACCTTTCTTCATAATATTGCTAGACATTTAAAAAGTAATAATGTATTATATGATATATTAGATCAATGTATTGTAGCTGAAGATCCTCAAAAAGAAATATCTATTTTATGCGACAAAGTAGGAATATTGCATGAGTTATCTTAAAGAACTTGGAAAGCCTGATGATGTAGTTAATGAAAAAGATTTTGTTGTTAAGAACAAAAAACTTAGCCCATTTGATTATATCAGTAGCATATGTTATGATAAAACTGATATTATGCAAGATGAAAAAGATGAATCACAGTACAGCGCCTTTATTGTCAACCGTGGTTTAGGTTTTGGTTCGGATACAGTCATTGCTGCAAATGAAATGAATAGTAGACCGCACCTTGATAATAAAATTCAATATGATTTTTTGAAAGCAGTCATACGAAAAGGTAAGAGATACAATAAGTGGATTAAAGCAGAAGAAGAAAATTTAACGGTGATACAAGAATATTTTGGTTATAGTTTTAATAAAGCCAAAGACGCATTAAAAATATTAACTGATGATGATCTTAGCAAGATCAAAGACTTTATGAAGAAGTCAAAAGGTGGCCTTTTATAAATATAGTTGTCATTATGAACAATTATAATTAGAAAAGGTGTATGAAATGAGTGAGCGAGATAATTTTTTTACAATTGATTATCCTGGTTATCAACCACTAGAAGTCTTGCTAGAAGATCCCGAAAATTTCCTGAAAATAAAAGAAACTCTCTGTAGAATAGGTGTTGCCTCTAAAAAAGACAATACACTATTTCAATCTTGCCATATATTACACAAGCAAGGAAGATATTACATTACGCATTTTAAAGAATTGTTTGCTTTGGATGGTAAAGAAGCGGACTTCATGGAAAATGATTTAGAAAGACGTAATACTATTGCTAAATTATTGGAAGATTGGGGTTTGTTAAAAATTCTTTCTACTTTAAAAGAAGATGAATTTTGCCCTCTTAATAAAATTAAAATTATATCATTTAAAGAAAAAAATGAATGGAATCTTGTTCCTAAATATAAAATTGGAAAAAAACGTTTTTAAAATAAAAAAGAATTTATAAATAAAGTGCTGGCATTGGCTGGCACTACTATACGCCGATAGGGTATAGTAATTTTAACCTCGCTGAAAAGGAGAAACGTATGACTCGTATACACAGATATACAACAGGCAATATAGCTGATATTTTAGATAATGTAAGACCGTTTACTATTGGATTCAATCGAATGTTTGAAAGTTTAGTCGATGTAAACGACAGTGTAGCAAGTAATTATCCCCCATATAATATTGTAAAATGTGATGATGAAAATTACATCATTGAAATTGCTTGTGCAGGATTCTGCAAAGATGAATTTAACATTCATGTATTGCCTGATAACAATAAACTAGTTATACAGGGTGTACAGGATCGTGGTGAAGACAAGCGCGATTATTTCCATAAAGGAATTGGATCAAGAAACTTTACACGTTCTTTTTTACTAGAGGGTGATGTAAAAGTAACTGATTGTGATTTTACTGATGGTATGTTAAATATCTTTCTAAAAAGAATCATCCCAGAAGATAAAAAACCCAAACAAATTAATGTGAAATAGGTGAATTAGCTATGGCTCAAGTCCAAATTATTAAGTTATCAACTGGAGAAGATATTATAGGTTCAGTTGAATTAATGGATGTTCCTGGTTCTGAAAAAATGGTAATGATTGAAAAACCCTGTATCATTCTTTTTAGACCTAAAGAACAAAATCCTAAAGAATTTGGCTTGGGCCTAGCGCCCTACTGCCCCTATGCAAAAGGATACAAGTTTACCATAGTGAATTCACATATTGTCTCTATCTTTGAACCAGAAGAAACTCTTTTAAATGAATACATGAAAAGATATGGTTCACTTGTATCAACTTCAGTTAGACAAGTGCTACAGGAATAGTATGAGTGTAGTATTTTCAGAAAAACAAAGAGGTTTAATTGCTTGACATAGACTCCTCGTTATTATATAATGTATTCACACTGAGAGGAAGATATGTCAAATTTTTATACTTTTGCACAACATTATGGAAGTAAGATACTCGTCCGCGGTGTCTACAACGGCAAACGATATACTCGTCGCGCCGACTTCAAACCCGTGTTGTATGTCAAGTCAAACAAACAAACACCATACAAAGACTTGTATGGTGAATTTGTTGCGCCTGTGGAGTTTGAAGACACCGCGGCTGCCAAGGAATTTATTCAAACGTATTCAAACGTAGACAATTATCCTATTTTTGGTCAGACCAATTACGGGTATCAGTATCTCGGTCGCATGTTCCCGAAAGATATTGAATGGGATATCTCACAGGTTCTAACATACACTATCGACATTGAAACATCCGCTGAAAACGGATTTCCAAATGTTGATAACCCCAATGAGTCAATTCTCCTTATCACAATCAAGAATCTTCAGACGAAAAAGATTTATACATGGGGTTGTGGTGAGTTTACCGCTGCCGGTTCCGAACATGTGGGCGATAAAGATGTAAAATACTATCGCTGCAAGAACGAAGCAGACCTTCTACAACGCTTCATTGATTTCTGGTGTTCTGATTATCCTGATGTAATAACAGGTTGGAATATTAATTTCTTTGACATTCCCTATATGATTGCGCGGGTTGGTCGTGTTCTTGATGATGATGCCAAGAAGAAGTTCAGCCCTTGGGGTCTGGTGCGTAAATCGGACAAGACGATTAACGGTAAATCGGTAACAATTTATGACATTACTGGTGTTGAACAGTTAGACTATCTTGACCTTTACAAGAAATTTACCTACGCAAACCAAGAATCATATAAACTAGATTTCATTGCTGAGGTTGAACTTGGTAGAAAGAAACTAGAAACCGGTTATGATACATTTAAAGAGTTGTATGACAACGACTGGCAATTATTCACCGAATATAATATCATTGACGTTGATCTAGTTGACGAAATGGAAGATAAGATGAAACTTATCGACCTTGCTTTGACTATGGCCTTCGACGCCAAGTGTAACTTCTCTGATATCTTCTCTCAAGTTAGAACATGGGATTGCGTGGTCTATAATCATCTTCTCAAGCAGAATGTGGTTATTCCTCAAAAGCAAAACAAGCAAGGCCGAGCATTTGAAGGTGCATATGTTAAAGCACCTGTGCCTGGTCACTATGACTGGGTAGTTTCTTTTGATGCCACCTCTCTGTATCCGTCTATCATTATGCAATATAATATGTCGCCTGAGACTTTTATAAACGACATACATAATGATACAAACGTTGAAGGTCTTCTAGAGAAAAAATTTGATCTTGACTTTCTGAAAGAAAAAGATTATTGCATGACCTCAAATGGGTATTGCTATAGTCGAAAGAAGCAAGGGTTTATGCCTGAGATTGTTGAGAAGATGTTTGAAGAACGTCAACGCAACAAGAAACTTATGATTGTTGCACAAAAAGAATATGAGTTGACAAAGAATAAGTCTCTTCTCAAAGACATTTCTAAATATAATAATATTCAGATGGCGCGTAAGATTCAGTTGAACTCTTTGTTTGGCGCTTACGGTTCAGAATACTTTAGGTATTATGATGATCGTGCCGCAGAGGGTATTACTATCACCGGTCAGTATATCATTCGGGAGATTGGTAACAGTCTTAATGCTTATTTAAATAAAATTTGTGAAACAACAGATTATGATTATAGTTTTTATTCTGATACTGACTCTTGTTATATTACGCTTGACCCGCTTGTAAAGAAGTATTATAAGGATTTACCGAATGACAAGATTGTAGATGTGCTTGTAAAAATATGTAACGAAAAGATTCAAGAGGCACTTGACAAGACTTGTAATGAAATTGCAGATTACACAAATGCTTTTCAGCAGAAGATTTTCTTTAAGCGCGAGGCGATTGCTGACCGTGGTATTTGGGTATCAAAGAAGCGGTATGCACTAAACGTTCACGATAACGAAGGTGTTCGCTATAAGACGCCCAAGTTAAAGGTCATGGGTCTTGAAATCGTCAAGTCTTCTACGCCGGCTCCTGTGCGCGAAACACTGCGTGAAGCGGTTAAGATTTGTCTTAATGGTGATGAAAGTATTCTTCAGAAATACATTGAAGAAACTCGGATTAAGTTTATGAAACTTACTCCAGAACAGATTGCTTTTCCGCGCGGCGTAAACAATCTTCAAAAATATACTTCTAATGCTGACATTTACCAGAAGGCAACGCCCATGCATGTTCGCGGCGCCTTGCTGTATAACGACCAACTAAAGAAGCATAATTTGGATAAGCGTTATGAACTTATTCAAGAAGGCGATAAAATCAAATTCATATATTTAAAAGAACCTAACACTATAAGAGAAAATACTATTGCCTTTAAAAGCAAATTGCCTGAAGAGTTTAACATACACAAATACATTGATTATGATTTAATGTTTGAAAAAGCATTTCTTGAACCAATGGATAATATTATTAAAGCTCTTGGTTGGCACACTGAGAAGCAATCTACACTTGAAGATTTATTTGTATAGACTATTTCTATTCTTGACAAATGTATTTAAGGTGTGTTATTATTACATACAGAATTAGAACCAATTGATTAGGAGAAAACACAATGAGTTTAATTGATAGATTACAAAAAAATAGTACCATTAAAGATACTGCCATTCTAGCAGAGTCCAAATTCTTCGGAGTTAAAGACTTGATTCAAACCTCGGTGCCTGCATTGAACGTAGCACTTAGTGGTCGTCTTGATGGAGGATTGACTCCAGGTCTTACGGTATTTGCAGGTCCTTCAAAGCATTTTAAAACAGCATTTACATTGTTGTTAGCAAAAGCCTATTTGGATAAGTATGATGATGCGGTTATTCTGTTTTATGATTCAGAGTTCGGCACTCCTCAAGCATACTTTGATACTTTTGATATTGACCGTAGTAGGGTAGTTCATACACCCATCACGGATGTAGAACAATTAAAACATGATTTAATGTCTCAATTAAATAGTTTGGAACGTGGCGATCACGTTATGATTATTATAGACTCTGTTGGTAACTTGGCAAGTAAGAAAGAAGTAGATGATGCGCTTGAAGGCAAATCTGTTGCAGACATGACAAGAGCGAAACAGTTGAAATCATTGTTCCGTATGGTTACTCCTCATTTAACTATTAAAGATATTCCAATGGTTGTAGTAAATCATACATATCAAGAAATCGGTTTGTTCCCTAAAGCAATTGTTTCAGGCGGTACAGGAATATATTATTCCGCATCCAATATCTTTATTATTGGTCGTCAGCAAGAAAAAACAGGAACAGAAATTACAGGCTATAACTTTATTATCAATGTTGAAAAGTCTCGTTTTGTTCGTGAGAAATCTAAGATTCCTGTTGAGGTATCTTTTGAAGGCGGTATTGCAAAGTGGAGTGGATTGCTCGACATGGCAATAGAATCGGGACATGTTATTAAACCTAGTAATGGTTGGTATCAGCGAGTTAACACTGTAACTGGTGAGCTAATAGAACCTAAACAAAGAAAATCAGATACTTACTCTAAAGACTTTTGGTTGCCGATTCTTAAAGACGAAACTTTTATTAATTGGATTAGTAAACGATATGCAATTTCAAGTGTAGATGGGATTATGCAAGATGAAGTTACTGAACAAGATATTGAAGAAGTCTACCAAGACCTCGAAGAAGTCTGAAGGTCAATGTGACCAATGCCAGATTACTATTTGGGAAGGCGACCGGGCAGTTTGTTTTCACACAGATGATCAAGAAGTTTATCTGTGTGAAAGCTGTATTGAAAAAATTTATGGTGAATATGTAAAGGAAGAATATAAATGATAGTCTTGGTTTGTGGTTTGCCTGGATCAGGAAAGACTTGGTTAGCTGAAAAACTTTGTGAAGGGCAACCTGATTTTGTACATCTCAATGCTGATCGTGTAAGAGAAGCAGTACGCGATTGGGATTTTTCAGAAGAAGCAAGAATTCGTCAGGCAATTAGAATGAGAGGTCTTGCATTTACTGAAGCAATGTTTGGTTCTATAGTAATTGCAGACTTTGTATGTCCTACACCTGAAACAAGAAAATTATTTGACGCAGACTATACTATCTTTCTTGACACTATTAACATTTCACGTTATAGTGATACCAATAAAGTATTTGTTAAGCCTGATGCAGATTTTACAATTTATGAACATTTACCTGAAAGTGCTATTGAGTTGATTCGTAAAAGGATTCTGAATGAAAGACAGATTGGAAAATATAATTTTAGGAAACCTACTTGATAATGATGAATACTTCAGAAAAGTATTGCCATTTCTAAAACCTGAATACTTTTCAAGTATTCATAGAATACTATTAAACAAGATACAAGCGTATTCTTTAAAATACAATAAAGCTCCTACAAAACAGGCACTGGCAATTTCTATTGGAGAAGATAGAACTGTATCTGAAGGAGAGCTACCTGCTTTAAGTGAGTGGCTTGAAAATAATATAGTATCTACTAGTGACCCTCAGTGGTTGTTAGATGAGACTGAAAAGTATTGTAAGGATAAAGCTATCTACAATGCTATCATGGAAGGCATTCAGATTATTGATGGTAAAAATAGAGACTTGGGTCCTGACGCACTTCCTGACTTATTGTCTAAAGCATTACAAGTTGGGTTTGATAATAATGTAGGTCATGATTATAGTCAAAATGCAGACAAACGATATGAATTCTATCATAGACTAGAAGAAAAGATGCCTTTTGATTTGGCAATGTTTAATGAGATTACTGAAGGTGGTCTTGCTAATAAAACATTGAATGTTGTACTTGCAGGCACTGGTGTTGGCAAATCATTGTTTATGTGTCACATGGCAGCGAATGCTGTCTCGCAAGGTAAAAATGTGTTATACATTACACTTGAGATGTCTGAAGAAAGAATCGCAGAACGTATTGATGCGAATCTAATGAACTTGCCTATTGGACAATTAAAAGATTTGTCTAAGCAAATGTTTGAAGATAGAATTAGTAAAATTAATGCTAAGATACAGGGTAGATTGATTGTTAAAGAATATCCTACAGCATCAGCACACAGTGGGCATTTCAAAGCATTGATAAATGAATTGAAACTAAAAAGAAATTTTGCTCCTGATATTATTTTTATAGATTATTTGAATATTTGTTCCTCAAGTAGATTCAAATCAGGATCTAATCAAAATAGTTATACTATTATTAAGAGTATCGCAGAAGAACTTAGAGGACTGGCAGTAGAAGAAGATTTGCCAATTGTAACTGCAACACAGACTACCCGAGGCGGTTACAATAATAGTGATGTTGAACTTACAGATACTTCAGAATCATTTGGTCTTCCAGCAACAGCAGATTTAATGATTGCTCTTATAAGCACCGAGGAGTTAGAGAAACTCGGACAGATAATGGTTAAACAATTGAAAAACCGATACTCTGATATTACACGCAACAAACGTTTTATGATAGGTGTAGACAGGTCTAGAATGAAATTGTTTGACATTGAAGGTGATCCTCAGGAAGGACTTGTTGATTCAGGTAACGATACTCCTGTATTTGATAAATCTTCTTTCGTACTTAAAGGATCTTATGACGAGATTAAATTTTAACATGTTTAAATTTCCTAGAGTTACTAGATTACCAATGTTTCAGAGTATACATGATGTTGATTGGAGTAATTTAAAAGTATTGGACTATGGTGGCAATCACGGCAATCTTCTAAAGGATGGAATTGAGTCTGGACAAATAAAACCAGAAAATTATACCTGTCTAGATGTCGATGAAGAAGTTCTTACCGAAGAACAACAAAAATATCCAGAAGCTAAATTCATAGTGTATGATAGAAAGAATCCTGTATACAATGTTAATGGTAAAGATAGAATACCTTTTCCATTTGATGACAATTCTTTTGATATAGTTTGTTCTTATTCACTGCATACTCATTGTAGCTATGAAGATTTTGTTTTTGATTTAGCAGAAATGAAAAGAGTTTCTAAAAATAATGTAATAATGACTTCTATTTTTACACCTCAAGATTACGTACTAGATGTATTAAAGACTAAACGTTATATGGATTATGACGATGTTCATATTTCTTGGGAAAAAAAATTACCTCTAGAAAAGTATAGATATTATATTGATGCTAATAGAGTGGGTTATTCTTATGATGAATATCCTGATAGTTGTGATTTTCTTGTTACCTGTTATAATAAAGATTGGTTGAAAGAACAACATCCTGAAATAGAAATATGTGATCCGTTTTCTAAGTTTCATCAAACAATGGTTGTTATACGTGGATAGGATACATCGTTCTTACATAGAACATATTGTTACCTGGCATTGCAATTTAAAGTGTACGAATTGCAATACTGGGTCTCCCTTTCAGCCTCACCGTAACGATGACTTGTCGATATTTGTACGAGACC